GGCGTTTCGTCACGCCGCAAGAACCGTTCTGAAACACATTGACGGGATGGTGTTGCAGAACGCCGCTTTTGACCTTCAGGTGTTCGACAGGTGCGTCGGGGTTCCGATGGAAGAACTGTGGCCCAAGGTTGCTGACACCCGCATCCTGGCGCATCTGGTGGACCCTCGCGGGGTGTCGGAGGGCGGCCCCGGTTTGTCTTTGGAGGACTTAACACGGCACTACATCGACCCTGCGGTGGCCGATGAGGTTAAGGGGTTGATGAATGTGTTGCGGCTGCAACACAAAACAACGAAACAACACATTTGGCGGGTAGTGCCGTTGGATGACCCGCAGTACGAACTGTACGCCGGGATGGACCCTGTTTTGGCTTACCGCCTGTACCGCAAGCTGGCCCCGCTGGTCCCGAAAGAGTCCCGCCCACTCATCGAGCAGGAACGCAAACTCGCTGAAGTGTGTTCGTACATCGAACGCCGTGGGTTCCTCCTCGATGTCGAATACACCAAAGAGTTGTCCGAAACATTCAGGGACACAGAGGAAGCCTACTCATGGAAAGCACGCCAGTTTGGGTGCGAAAACATTTTCTCACCTGAGCAGTTGGCTGACACTTTCCAGTCCAGGGGCCACACGTTCACTGAGTTCACCCCGACAGGGAACCGGAAGGTTGACAAGGTGTTGTTGGAGCGTTTGGTGGCTTCTGGTGACGAGTTCGCTGAGGCGGTGTTTGAGGCTAAGAAAGCGCGGAAGTGGAGGACAACATGGGTGGATGGTTTTTTGGCTGGTGTAGATGCGGGCGGCAGATGCCACGCATCAATCAACCCTTTGAGGGCACGCACAGCGAGGATGTCGATAACCGGGATACCGGCACAAACGCTGCCGGCTGGCGACTGGTTGATCCGGCGCTGCTTCGTTGCTGACGAAGGTCACCTTATAGCGTCGGTGGACTACCAAACCCAAGAGTTGCGGGTGTTAGCCGCACTGTCGGGTGACCAGACGATGATCCGGGCTTTCCAAACCGACCAGGACTTGCACCAGATGACCGCCGATGTTTCGGGGGTGGACCGCAAGATCGGCAAAATGGTGAACTTCGCTTACGTGTACGGCTCGGGGCCAAGGAACATCGCGGAGCAAGCCGACATTGATGTTCTGACCGCCCGGAAGGTCATTGCCGGTTTCGAGTCAAGATATCCCAGGGTTAAGCAGTTGTCTCAACGGTTACAGCGTCAGGCTGTCGCTGACGGGTTTATCACTACCCCGTTTGGGCGCAGGCTTCCGGTGGATAAGGACAAGCCGTATGCGGCTTTGAATTACATGGTGCAGTCATCATCCAGGGATATAACGGCGCAGGGTTTGTTGCGGCTGCACGCAGCCGGGTTCACACCGTATGTGCGGTTGCCTATTCACGATGAGGTTTTGGCTTCTTTGCCGGCGAATAAAGCTGGTTGGGGTGCCGAAAAGATTGGTGAGTTTATGGCTTGCACTTTTAAGGGTGTGCATATCGGCACTGACCCGGAGGTCGGTGGCCGTTCCTGGGGATCGCTTTACGGTTCAGATTATTAGCTTATTCCGCTGCCAGCGGAATCATCGAATTAACGGAACGAAAGGGTTTGACAATGGATGAGCGTGAGTTTTTCGACAAGCTGTACCAAATGTGGGCTGCCACCACCGGCGCGCAAGACCGGTACTGGGACTACCAAAAAGACGGCAAAGACTACTTCTTCAACATCAACGCTGTCGGTGAGGACGGTGACAATAAGTTCGTCGCTTCAGTTCTGTTGGATGAAGATGCTGACTTCATCACCGCTATTCACGGGTGTTTCCCCGATCTGATTCGCACTGTGCTGGCTGCTTTGGATGAGGCTGACAGGGCTGATTTCGATAAGGACGCGCGGGAGTGCCGTATTGCGGAGTTGGAGGCTGAGTTGGCTGAGTTGCGTGCCGATTTGGAAGGGCTGATTGCTGGATGAGCAGACCTGGCTGGGATGACTACTTCATGGGAATAGCCGAAGCGGTATCGGAAAGGAGCGACTGTGAACGCTCGAAGGTCGGTGCGGTGGTTGTTAAAGACCGCCGGGTGCGGGGCACAGGCTACAACGGAAGCCCTGCTGGTACACCTGGGTGTTTTGACTGTCCTCGAAGATTATCGAACGTATCTCCGGGTTCTGATTACACCACCGGGGAAGGGCGTTGTGTGGCGGTCCACGCGGAAATGAACGCACTGTTGTATTGCGACCGGGAGGATTTGGTGGGTGCAACTTTGTATGTGACTAGGGAGCCGTGTTATGCCTGCGATAAGGCTATTCAGGCTGCGGGTGTTCACGGGGTTGTGTGGCCGAAAGGAAATGAAGATGAGTGAGTTGCGTGAACGTATAGCCGTCACCATTTACGGCGCGGCATCGCAGTGGGACGGGCACCCGTGGGATGCGTTGGCTGGGCACATCCAGGCGTTGTATCTCGGGCAGGCCGACGCGGTGATCGCGGAACTAGGGCTTTGGCAACAATGGAGCAACTGGCATCCAGGCTATTACCGCTGGGTCACCGACTGGATCCCACATTGGAAACACCGAACCCCTGAACCGCCGGTAATGGAGGTGGTGGCGCCGCCGTTGAGGCGGACGTGGGCGACTGAGATGGGATTAAGGCAACCGAAATGACTGATCTACGTACCCGTATCGCCCAGGTGCTGCAACCGCGACTGCTGTCAGACATGCGATGGCCTGACACGTCGATAGCGACACGCAACGCCGAAGTGCTGGCCGACGCGGTGATCGAACAACTAGGGCTACGTCAGGACTACGACCCGTATTCGGAACCTGAATCGTCCCGCTACCGCTACGTCACCGAATGGACAGCCGACGATGAAACTGACTGAACTGATCCTCCAACTCCACACCGAAATGCTCACCAGAGGCAATGTGGATGTGTGGATCGGAGGCAACCGGGCCAGAGAACCCAAAGTGGTGTGGTCAGAGAAAACCGACGATCACCCCGCAGGAATGTATCTACACTAACCCACACTCGACGTGACCTAGTGTTCTGACTGTAAACTGATGGGATGAAGGTTTTGGGCAGAGTCCGGTTATCCCGCAGCACAACGGAAAGCACCAGCATAGAACGCCAAAAGGAACTGATCGAACAATGGTCTGCCCTGCACGAACACGAAATCGTGGGGTGGGCTGAGGACGTTGACTGCCCCGGCTCCATTCACCCTATGGAAGCCCCTGCTCTCTCCCCGTGGTTTGGGGAGAGGGCGGGGGAGTGGGAGGTCATGGCTATCTGGCGGCTAGACCGCCTAAGCCGCAGAGTGATCGCTTTGAACGAGGTCTTCGGGTGGATGCTGCGCCACGACAAAATCCTTGTCAGCATCACCGAATCACTAGACCTGTCCAACTGGACAGGCAGACTAGTCGCCAACGTCCTCGCAGGAGTCGCTGAAGGCGAATCCCAAGCCATTGTGGAACGCACCAAAGCAAGCCGGATGAAACTGGTTCAGTTGGGGCGCTGGCCCGGTGGACACGCCCCCTACGGGCTGACACCGGTAGAGCTAGCGGCGGGTGGCTGGCAGTTGCAACCTGACCCACAACAGGCGGCTGTGATACGCAGGATCGCCGCTGAACTGATCGGCGGGGCCGCTGTAGAAGCGGTAGCCAACCGGCTCAACGAGGACGGCATACCGTCCCCCAAAGGGGTCAAATGGACACCCCAAACCCTGTTCAAAATGACCCAGGCGAAATACCTGCTCGGCCATTCCACCTACGGTGGGGAAACCGTCAGGGATGCGGAGGGTTTCCCTGTCCTCATTTCGGAGCCTGTTCTGGACGCCGCTGAATGGGATCAACTACAAGCCGCTGTCCAACTCCGCAAGTCCGGGCCTATATCAAGAACCCGTAACGTATCCCCGCTACTGAATGTCGCTTTGTGTTTCGAGTGTGAGCAACCCTTATTCCACCGGGTGTACCGCAGGAACTACGGGAAGAACATTTACCGGTACTACCATTGCCGGGATAACCACACCGGGATGGTGGAAGCGGGAATGGTGGAGGAATTGCTTGAGGAAGCGTTTCTTGATGCTGTGGGGGAGCGGAAAGTCCTCGAAAGGGTGTTCCGTAAGGGCGAAAACCACGAAACCGAATTAGAGGACGCTAAACGCGCCCTGGACGACATTAGTACCCTGCTGGGTACAATGACCTCAGACACGGTGAGAAAACGTCTTACAGAGCAAATGAGGGCCATAGATTTTCGGATATCGACCCTTGAAAGGTTACCGACCTCCCAAGCCGGTTGGGTTTATAAAGAAACAGGGCAAACCTTCACAGATGCGTGGAATGCAGCCGACGTAGAGCAGCGCCGGCAGTTGCTAATCAAGTCAGGCATCTACTTCAAGATACTGCGTGTGCCAGGAACTCAGGTAATAACTTCGGACCTGTACATTCCCGACGAGATGTTAGACCGCCTTAACGCAAAAAAGCCCCCCACCCAATAAAGGGTGGGGGGTCTTTCTTGTTTTAGTCAGGCATCTTCCCGAACCGGCCATGACACAACCGGCACTCACCTATCTCCACATCCGCACGTTTACCGTCAGGGGTGTAAAGAGACAAAGGCATAACCTCACGGCACCCACACAAACGCAAACCGGCATCCAACAAATCCTGCGGTGTGACAACCATCAGACAGCCTTAAGTACAGTCCACCCGGCCAGGGTGCCCTGCTGGTCATTAGACACACTGCCGTCCAAACCAGTCACACGCCAATACAGCACACCCTGATCGGATACCCGCACCGCGATATTGCCGGTGCCAGGTTCCTCTAACACGGTGCCCACAGGGTCACCGCCCTGTGCGCGTTGCACAGCCGTCAGGACGGCTTTAACTTGTTCTTCTGTTAGGTCTGCTACTTGTGCGGTAACGGCCCGCACTAAACCGGCATCAGCCACAACAACTCCCTACTTTGAATCGAACATGACGAACTGGGCGGCTTTACCGGACTGCAGTGCGTTAGTGTTTGCGAACGCCAACCCGGTGTACCTGTGATTGGGGCCGACGAACGAGATCCTGCTGGTGTCTATTGCCTCAAGGATCTGGGTGCCGCCCTCGAACAGTCGGAAGGTGTACGGGGCATCCGCAGCCCCGTTCACGCCCTTCACACCGCACTGCAACGTGTAGCTGGCGGCGGGGTTGAAGTTGAAAGAGCCAGCCTTCTTGAAGATCGTTTCAGTGCCACGAATGTTCACACCGATCTCAGCGGACTTAGCGCCCAGCTTTGCGAACACGAACGTCGCAGTTGTGTCAGTGTTACCCATCTTGGCGACACGCCCCATGATGTAGTTGAACGCAGTCTGGTTGAACAAACCTGTTTGCGGTTTCGCCTGGAACACCACACCGACACGCTGAAAGTCGGTGCCGGTGTCCTCCGCAACGTACTTAGCCCAACCGGTGCGGGTAGCCAGAGGGAAACAAAACAGCCACATCTTGCCGTCTTTGATCTCAATGGTTTCCGCAGCTAAACCTTTATGCCACGTTTCCCATTTCGACCCAGGACCACCATCGGGGTAGAGGTTGAAGTTCTCCGTTTTGCTGATCCCATCAGCGCCCCCGGCGAACAGTGCGGCCACATCGGAGTTCAGGGTGGCGATAGCGGCGGCGATCTGCTCCATCGTGGCGTAGATGTCAAGGAAATCCCAGTCACCCTCCACCAAGCCCTGCCAACCATCAACGATGTTGTTGATGATGTCTTTGAAGAACTTCAGCAGATCGGGTTTGGTTTTCAACGCACCCATGATGGTGGTCACCGCAGATGTTTCGCCGCCGAAATCCCCACCTAAAACCGGCTCGAACTGCCTCAAAGCATCCAACGGTAACCGCAACAGTTGGCGTTCAACCTGCTCCAACGGGGCATCCCACGTCGGAGTCACCCCCACAATCTGATTCAAAAGGGTTTCGTTGACGTTCTGACCCCAATCCCCGCCGCCGATCACATACGAGCCGTCACTCATCAGCGACCTCAGCCGGGAGGAACGCGGGGCCGTTCACCGGCTCCGACACCAACCCGGCATCCACGAACTGCTGCAACATCGCCTGCTGCTCGTTGGCCGTCAACTCCTGAATGTCAGGCAGCCGAACCGGTTCCGGTGCCGGCGTACCCTCAGTGACCCACCCGGCAGCATTGTTGTAAGCGTGGCGCGGCCCGCGCACAGCGGGCTGGAAATCCAAAACCTGCCTGGGCAACTGATCGACATGCACCATGCCGTTCTCATCCGCCAAAGACGCAATGTAGTCGCGGTGGGCGAACCCGCAGTTGAACAGATGCTCGGACCACTGCGTGAGGAACTGGGGGTGAGTGATACCACCCACCCCCGCGATCATGGGAAGGTTGCGTAACGCCCACACGAAATGCTCACGCGGGTTTTGGTAGTTCGTCTGCTCCTGCGTGCGGATCATGCGGAGAACCTTTCCGACATCTGTTTGAACAACTCCCAGCGGGCTGCGTCCAGCAACCCCAAAGCCTCGATGAACGATGTGTTCTCATTCATCGCAACGGAGAAGCCTTGCGCCCCATCGGGCCTGATATGCCGGGAAACGGAGATTTCCTGAAAAACCAAATCGTCATTCATCACAAGAGCCCTAACTGACTTCCGATACTGCCTAGTTTCTGAATCTCCGACATGACACGGGTCATGGGGTCAGATGGTTTGCGGTAGCCCAGGCTGATCTGCCAACCCGAAGGGCCGTCCTTACCCCAACTGTATTTCGCCTTCTTCACCCGCTCCACGAAAATGGTGTCGGGGTCCGGGTAACCCAGAACTGTTGTGCCGACACGAGAACCGATCCACATGTGCCCGTAGCCGTTCCTCCCGAACAGGTACGGCGCGGCGTCGGAAATCTGAAGGGTGTGCGCTGTGTGCGCCTGCGTTTCAAACATCCGCTTCTTGACCGCCAGCGCAGCCCCAAGCGTGAACGCTTTCTCCGCATCTGCCCAGCCCTCGTAGTAATGGAAGTCACCTAAACTGGTTTTTATGTTCTCCAAACCGGCGATAGGCAAACTGATACCCATTGCCCGCAGTGTCGGTACCTGCATAAATGCCAGCAGAACGTCGCGGTAGAAAATTTGGGCTACAGCATCGAGCATGCCCCCGAGTGAGGGCATTTCGAAGGGTATGGCACCGACAGGGGCACCTGACGCGGCTTCCAACGCACTGTTGATCAGCGAGGAAATTATGTCGCCGCCGATATTCACCGCCGCCGACGCCGCCTCATTTATTCCCGGAGCCGACGAACCACCCGTCAAGAAGCTGGTATCGGTGGCCTCGAAATACTGGAACTCCGACGATTTAATTCCCGTATACACACCCTCCTGGAACACCACATGCGGTGCCTGCGGGGAAGTGCCGAAAAACATCGGGGTGTAATACTCACCGGGGAACGTCGGATCACCAGTGAACACATCCACACCTTCGGTGTAACCGTCAGAGGTCAACTGGACGATGCCCCTGGTCAAACCGACCAGGATGCTCCCACCGAACGCGGTTTCCTTACCCCACTCGTTATTGTCCTCCACGTCCCACACCAAGCAGCCTGGGCGCAACGGGATCGCGGTGTAAAGGTCAACGAGTAGCTGCTGCTCACCGATAAGGTTCTCGAACGGGTGCGGGTCACGATCCGGCAGATACCGGCGGCAAGTGATAGTCAAACCAGTGTCATCCAACACTTGTTTCGCCATGTCATAGAACGATCCGAACCGCGAGAACACAATCGTGATAGGGGTGTTATCCCCCAGCAGCGGGTAGGGCTTCACAATGTTTCGCCAGTTACCTGGGTAAAAGCTAGGCCCCATCCACTCATTGATATCCAGAGGATCGTCCGGCAAAGACCACAGGGAACCTTCCAAACGGATGCACAGGTTCACGAAAAGCGTTGTCAACAGGCAGAACCGGGCCGGACCAAAAATTACCCACAGCTTCGGGAACTGGAACTCCGGGCGCAGGAACGGGTTAGCCCACACCCGGATGTGCTTCAGTTCCTCGAAATCGTGCAAGAACGTGATGTCCAGGTAGCAGTCCCCGGAGTCCTCTTTCACAACCCGGTAGTCCGACATGCGGCCAGACCAACGAACACCCTGCTTCTCAATGACAATGTGGACGTTACGTTTCTGCCTACCCTTGTGGTTCATCACCCACTTAGCGAGGTAGTGATCCAAACCCAGTTGAATTGAGGCGGTGCCGGTTTCGTTCTCGATTTCCTCGAAGTCACCTGACCGTTCGCCGGCCACCTGGCCGCGTAACTGGTAGTCCCCGTCGTAAAGTTCGATGACCGGTTTGGACAGCCGCAGCTTCTCCAACCATGCTCTGCGATCCTGAACCTTCCCCCACAGGTTTTCGTGGTCCGCGAGGCTGGACAAGCCACCCGAAAGGTCAGCGCGCTGCAAAACCGAATCCACGCCTGTCCTCCCATTCCCAGCCATAACGGTCCTCCGGTGCGAACGGGTTCACGTCCCGCTCGAAGTTATGTGCGCTGCCACCCTCAATACGGGTGTCGCAATCGTCCTCATCGTCCGAAACAAGATCCACGCCCAGCACATCGACTGTGAGGACGGGGATTCCGAATAGTTTGAATACGATTGTCATTCCAAACCCCACGGGCGTGACCAAGGGCGCGGCAGGCGCAGCGCCACCATCTGACCGGGCTTACAACCAGACACAGTGACCTCGAACCTTCTGGTGCCTGTGTACGGGGGAACGAAGTGTTTGAACCTGACACCGTTCATGCGGCCCCACAACTCCGAACCTGACTCCGACACAACCTGCTCCACACGCGGATCGGTGTCCACGAAAGCGTTCTCCGCAGGGGCTGTAGCACCCTCCAACCGGACAGCCGTAGTCACCCTCGGGTTCCTGCCACCGGTCAACGCCACAGACGCCGGTTCAAGGGCAGGAACATCCTTACCGGACAACAAACCCTGGAACGTCACTTGGAACGGGTGCGAACCCTGCGTCACCGTTTCGATAGCCACAGCCGGGTTCTTACCGCCCGTGAGTTTCTTGGCATCCGACTTCAACATCTCCGCGTTGTAACCGGACAGTGAGCCACCGAAGGTGATGGTGTACTTACGGAATCCGGGTGTGAGGATCTTGGTGTTCACCGCGATCCCAGCGCCACCGGACAGATCCCCGGCATCAGCGGTCAAACGGTTAACAGCCACCCCTGCAAGGTTGCCCTGGAACGCGATCTTCCACCACGGCCCACCACCGAACAAACCAGCCCCGGTGACGTTAATGTCGAACGAGCCGATGTTCGACAACTTCGACAACTCAAACGCCACAGTCAAATTGGATGCGTTATAGGGGATCGGGCCGGTGGTTTCCCCGTCGAACGTCAACTTGAACGTGCCCTTAGTGGGTTCACCGACAATGCGGACTTCCTGAACACAGTCCTGCGAGTTCTGCTCCACCGTCACACCCACCATCGACACCTGGGGGATAGCAGCCAAAGCTGCGTACACATTCAAGGCGATAGCGTTAAACGGGATGTCGTCGGTCCAGTTGTCCTCGAAGCACAACCGGAACGTGCCACCTGTGGCACCACCGGTCAACTCCACGGTCTGCTTCTCATTCACAGCCGGGTTACGGTTCACCACAACATCCCCGGCAGCGATCTGAGCCAACGCCACCAAAGCGTTCTGGATCTGCGTCGTAGTCGCATTGTGCGGAATAGTCCCGGTGGTTTCCGTACCGAACTTCAACCGGAAGTTCCCACCAGTGGGCCTACCATCAATGACGATCTGCTGAACCTCATTGGTTCGCAGACCACCAATCAAACCCGGTAGCCGCAGGCGGCGGTTCTTCTGGGCGTCTTCCTCCCACGAATAATCGGGCAACGTCCAAATCGTTGCCTTGGACTTCGGGGCACCCAGCCACGGCAGCCACGGCACATAAGGTTCAGCCGGTGCCTCAGTCGAACCTGGCACCGACCACTTAGGCCAAATGATCTGATCCGTAGGGTTAACCTTCGGAACATCAATGGTGATTGTTTCCTTGGGCAGTTCGTTCTGCGGCCAGGGCCACGGCAGATTGAGTGCGTTCGGGTCGAACGATGTGTCCGTTTTCGTTACAGCGGTGTGTATCTCGTCCTCGCCGTACCAAAACGGGTCGTAAGCCACACACACCATCGACACACGGTTGATGGTGTGCATACGCGGGTCCATCATCGTGTCAACCTGGGGGGACTCCAACAGCCGAACCTTCAGGAACCGTGTCCCCGATTCGGTGGTCGTCACAAACAGTTTGCAGTCAGCCTCAAAGGACCACGCTTTGCGCCACTCCGAATCCCTCGATGACCACGACTGGTTCTTGGAAGGGTCGTCCAGAATCTCCACCGCGAACACCATGTCGCGGCGCAGCACCCTGTGGTTGAGGTAGCGGGAGCCCGGATAGTTACCGGGCTCCTCGCTGACCACCTTCACCGCAGGGTCATAAAACTCCTTCAACCCTGTTCCCAGGTACACACCTTTATCCCCGGCGTTGGGGCCGGCAAGAGTGAACCGAACCCCGTTGACACCCTCTAACACGACTACGGTGTCAGGTTTCACGTTATCTCCCAATGGTGGCTTGCATTTGCCTGTTCTGTAGAACCTTCTGGCCGCTCAAAGCGTCATCCATGTTCGCGACGTTGAACACGAAACTGGTTGCGTAATCGAGCCCTTGCTGCATCAGCGACGGGATAGCGCCCTGGCCGGACCAACCCAGATCGGACATGAACTGGTTGCCGGTAGCGGTAGCGAAATCGAACGGTATCTGCTGAAAACCGTTGATCTGCTCCTTGTAGCTTTGCGTCGTGGAGTTCATCTGACCGCCGTACTTCTGGGCGTAAGTCAGTTTGTCCCGCTCCAACCCCAACAGGTTCTTCTGGTTACGGATCTGCTCGATCTGCGCTTTGATAGCGGCCTGATCGGCACCAGGGGTGTCCTTGGCAGCTTCCAACTGTTTGCGTTGAATCTCCAACTCCAACAGGCTTTTCTTCAGTTCCTCGATGCGGCCCTTCGACTGGGACGAATCGAGCATCGCTAAAGACTGACCTGTTTGGCCTAGTGTCTGCTGGAACTCTTGGGCGGCAGGCAAAGCGCCTGCCATAGATGTTCCGATCCCCGCAATGCTGTTGGAGAACTGGGAGATAGGTTGGGCAACTTGGTTGAAGTTGAAGTTGATTACTAGCCCTTCGGCGTTGCCGAACACGTCTTTGACTTGTTGCATCATGACGCGGGCGATTTCAACTACCCCACCTACGGATGATTCCATCCCAGCGGCGAAACCTTCACCTACTGCCTTGCCTGAGTTGTCCACCCAGCCTGACCCGGAGAACGGGCCTTTCTCGGCTGGTGACTGCGGGAAGAACGCTTTAGCAGCGGCCATAAGCGCAGACGCGGCACCGGCCACCAGATCAGCGGACGAGGCGATACCCGCCGCGAACGAGGCACCGATAGCTCTACCGGCAGACTCAGCGGCACCAACGAACGCCAGCATCGTAGAAATCATCTGCTGACCAACACTGCCCACCGCAGCGATAGCCGGTGCCATAGCTCCCTGCACAGCCGGGGGGAACTGGGCGAACGTCGCCGAAGCCACCGCAGCCACCTGGGCACCCACAACATTCACCACGTTGACGATGCCCAACATCACGGTCTGGACAACACCAATCGCGGGTGTCAAAGCCGCACCCACAGCGGCCACCACACCCGAAAGAGCGGCACCAACCTGCTGAGGGGCACCCCTGAACGCTTCACCAATGGAGTTACTGATCTTCGACGTTTGCGTCCCGATAGCAAGCACCATGAAGGCGAACAGGCCGGTGATCGTGTTACGCACACCAGCCATAGCCGCAATGAACGCATTATTGATAGCCGGACCCATTGTGGAGAAAGCCTGACCAACCCGGTCAGCGATAGTCGCCAACGGCAACAAAGCGTTGTCGATCTGCGTCTGCAACTCCGGGCCAAGGTTCGCCATAGCGTTCTTAGCGCCCTGGATGGCAGCCGTAATCTGCTGCGTCAACTGCTGAGACACAGCGGTGTCCACACCACCCGGCGTGAACGCTGAACGGAGAGCTTGTGCCTGATCCTCTTTGGATATGTTGATCGCCTGATTGATCTGCTGTTTGACAGCTTCACCGACCTGACTCATGTCAAAAAAGTCAGTGCCGATCTGCGCCCCAGCCTCTAAACCCTGAGCCAAACCATCCGACAGGTCAGTGGCGAGCCTCGCCCCAGCGGCCCTAGCCTTACTGCTGAACTCATTACCTGTGAGTTCATCAATCCAGCCACCAACCTTGTCACCGAAAACAAGTTTGTTAGGTGAAGCCAAACCGGAAAGGGAGTCAGACATTTGTTGCGCCGACTGCGGCAGACGGGCACCCAACTTGTTCAGTACCGCATCAATCGCCTCGACAACCGCCACAACAGGTTTTAACGCCGTAGCGATCCCCTGGAAAGCATCAGCAAGCGCCGGCAACGTCACATTGACCAGACGATCAACAGAGTCCACAAACCCGCTCATCGACTTACCGAAATCGACGTTAGACAGGTTCTCCCAACCACTCTGGAAGAACGTAGTGACAAGACCACCCAACCGGGAAAGGGTGTCACCCAACTGCTTCATCGCCGTGTCCAACTGGGACACACCGGTAACAGCATCCTTGGTGGTGATCTTGTCAACCCACTCCAAGAACGATTTCCCAGTCCGGTTGAAAGCGTCAGCCAAACCAGGGAACTTGTTCGACAACTCGGAGACAAGCTGGATCAAACCAGAAGCGAAGTCCTGGGCACCCTGCTTCGCCCTACCCAACGCCTTGCCAATGTTCTCGATAGTGTTCTCGATCTTGCCCAGGTTGCCCGGATCGGTGACCGTCTTTGTCAACCCGCCGAACAGTTCAGTCAAGCCCTGCGAAACAGTAGGCAGAGACTTCTTCAGGCTGGGGATCAACTTGTCGGCAAGCTCTTTGAAAATCGGTGTGAAACCGACCTCGAAAGACTGCGACATAACAGCACGCAGTTCTTCAAACTGCGGCTTCACCGACTCCGCAGCCTTCTTAATGCCGTCCAAACCCAACGCTATCGCAGCAATGGGAACCGTCAGGGCTGCAAACGCAGCCGGGATAGCGACCAAACCGCCAGAAATCAAGGCCAACGCCGGGGCGATCAAAGCCAGAACAGCAACAGCGATCATGCCGTTCTGCCCAAGCCGCACGAAAGCCTTACCAGCATTGATAGCGGCTGAACCGACCTGATAAAGACTATTAGATACCGCTTTGAAGCCGCCTGTGCCAAGTATCGCCAAGCTGCGGCTGAAACCGATCTTGTCCCAGTCGATCTTGTTAATCTCAGACAGTTCAATCTTCGGGCGTAAAGTTATCTCAAGTTTCTGCTGGGCCAGATTATTGAAGAACTCTAGCCGCTTAAACTCCGCGAAATCATCGTCAACTTTCTTTTTGAACTCTGCAAGTTCACGTTTCGCGTTAGCGACATCGAAGTCCAGTTTGACTTGTGAACGGATCTCTTTACTGAGAAGGTTCTCGCCGTACCCGAAATCGCGGGCTTCTCGGTAGAAGTCCTCGATGTCCTGCCGCAAAGCGGCAAGTGTTTCTTTATCCTGTTTCGGGTCAAGAAGCGATAGTTTCTTTTTGAAGACTTTTTCGGCTTCCTTGAAGCCGTCACGAAGTTCCTCGTTGTCCACAGTTAAAGGCAGGTTTGCCTCAAACTCGGTAATCAGAGACTCGAACTTGTTCAGATACCTGCGTTTGAACCGGTCAAGGTCAACGTCGATCTGAACCTTGGCTTTAGAGCCTTTAGCGGCACCCTGGATGTCCTTGGCGAGCTTTTCGGTGCCGGTGGCCTTAGCTTCAACCTCAGCCTTCAGGTTCTTTGTAGATTTCTCGATATCGTCAGTGAGTTTCTTACCGGAATCCTTCAGGCGGGCATCAACATCAACAGCAACCCGACCCCGAAGCTCCCGCTCAACCTGCTCAAGCTTCTTTTTCAGGTCTTCCCGAAACCGATCCAGGTCAGGAACAACCCGGATAGAAACCCGACCGACCTCTTTACCACCCGCACCCGCCACAACTACTCCTTACCCGCCAACTTTTGAGCCGCAATAGCCGCAAACAAACCCGAACCAGCCCTCTTAACAACAGCACCCGGAATCGGAAACGGCTCAGGCGGCTTAGGGCGAGACTTAGAATGAGCAGCCACATACGTGAACTGCAAAGCCCTCACAGCGTTAACAGTCGCAGCCGCGATATACCTCGAAGCGTCCCAACCCCGAAACTCAGGGCCACCACGACGCTCCGCATTAAACCGGCAATCATCAGGCAAACCACGAACCAACGCCAAAACAAACAACGGCGTCAACGGGCGAACAGGATCAAAAACATCCCGCAAATCCACCCCATAAAACTCAAGCAGATCAGCGGCCAGATGCTCACCGAACTCATCAATCAGTTCGGCGAGCCCTCGGCTTCCCCCGCCTGCGTGCCGTCCATCCACCGCGAAAACACCCGCAGTGTCAAAGCCAAATCTTCCTCAATCGACTCCACCAACTGCCGGCCAAGCTTCTCGCTATCAGCCACCAACGGCAGAATCCGCAACGCGATCTGAGCCGACTTCTCAGTAGCAGCCAAACCAGCATCATCGCCCTCAGCTTTTTGGGCGTCGGACAACTCATCGAGCAGACCGTAGATTTCCTCACGGTTCTTGCGGGGCACCCGCAGCAGGTTCCGCAAAGTGACAGTCTTACCGTCACCCAACTCCACCTGGCACGGTGCGAACTCCCGCTCAATTTCTTCCCTCATCGAATCGAGGGTAAACACATTGGACATGGCGAACCTTTCAAAAAGTTTGTGGCGGGCCTAGATTGGCGGGTCAAAGGGAGGGGGAAGGGACGGCCCGCCAAGACCACTTCCCCCTCCCGGCCTATCCTCAGACGAACAAGTCCTTGTTGATCCAAGAGAACTTGACCTCAGAGTTGTACTTCAGGAACGTCGCCCGAACAGGCAGTGACGCGAACTCGTCGGTTGCCATTTCGATAGCGTCGTCACGGCGGAACGACGCCTTGTGGGCGTGGAAACCAACCTTGTTGGCACCGTCAACCACAAGGATGAACAAAGCCTTCTCCACCGGCACGGTGGTACCACCGGCTACACCGAACGCACCTGGGGTGCCCGCAAGGCCGTCCTTGCCGTAATACAGTTCCAGCGCACCGTTATCGAACTGGTGCAGCTTGAAGGTCAGGTAATCCTGAACCGGATCGGTTTCGACCTCGCGCAGCGACTCGTTCTGCCACGTCCCACGAACCTCCAAATCCCCACCGTCATAGCCGAACTCGGGTAGGTCGGACCGGCTGGTATGGCCCACGTTGACCCACGCCACAGGCAGTGGGGCCTTCGGATCGGCAACCACCGTCGAACGCCCAGCCTTGCCGCCAGCGGCGTCATCATCGACATCCGGGGTGACCCCAGCATCAGGGGCTACCTCACCTTCACCCAACGCTTCACGAATCAGCTTCGGCAAATCCAGAGCGGCAAGCTCAACAGGGGTCGGTGCAGCAGTACCGACCGGGGCCGTGAAAATGAACCCGGTCGCAGCAGTCAACACTGCTTTATCATTGATTGGCATATCTAATTACTCCTGGTTATATGAGTGAAGGGGGTCTAACCCCTAGTGCTATAAGCCCCTGGACCCGCCAGGAATCTTGAAAAAGGGACGAGAACTGGGTGGCACCCATCGTTTCCTTGATGGAGTGCAGGTACCCGGCCTCGGTTTGTTTCTGAGTGAGAACAGCGTCGTACAGCACTTCTAGTGCGTCCTCGTACAACTGCTCAGTTTCAACCAAACCCGCTATGCCGAAAGAGGTCAACTCGATGATCGGCATGGCTAGTTGGGTTGGCCGGCGGTCGTGTCGCACACCGCCGATCCTGCGAACATTCAGCAGAGGGAACTCCCGATAGTCAATGTCTTCAACCCAAGAACTGACTTTCACATCGGGAAAAGCTTCCCGCAGGATGGGGATGACGATTGCTTGGATACGTGGTATCCGCGACATGTTCACTCCCTTCCTATGCTTGTATGTACGCCCCGGTCATGATGTAAAGCCCAAATGGGGCTTTGGTTTTGACGTGGGAGAGTCTTCCTCCGGGTCCGAACACACCAGAAGGTGCGTGACCGTATTCCAACGCCATAGCGCCCATCTTGTACGCCTCCAAGTTCACGAAAGCGTCCACAGCGCCGTCCTCGACGGTGATCTTCGTTTTGTTGCCGGGGTCCGCGATCTTGAACCACTGTGTCGAAGCCCGCGCTGAATCCAGCCGCACTTCCGCGATCCTGCCGATCCTGCGTGCCTCAGACTTAACCTCGTTATGCACACCGGGCATGTTGGCGACGATCCCGTTCAACACCTTTTGCGAATACAGTTGCGCCACTAAAACCTCCGCAACACATACGTCAAATGCGCCGTCCTCGGAGAAGCCCTGAAATGCATCGCATCCCCGTGGACAGCCCACCGAACACCCATCCACTCAACCTGAGACTGGGCACCCAACACACACTTAAACCCGCGAGGGAAACGAAGCGAATACATCTTCTCCGTTTCAAAACCCTCGTTGTCCTGCTCAGCCCTACGGGCAGAAGTGCCGGACTGGCCTATCGGCTGGATACGAGCCCTGGCGTGGAACCCGCACTTAGCAGGCTGGGTTTTGATGTTCCCGTCAGCGTCCTCAACAACTTCCTCCGGGTAAACGATCACACACTGGTTACCACGATCCAGAAGACTCACAACAGCCCCCTTAGAGCACCTTCGGCGGCGCGTTCACGTTGACAACCAAAGCGCCAGCAGCGAACTTCGCTCCACCACCGTGCATGATCGTCAACAAGTCGGGCTGCGGCTTGCGATCCTCGAAGATGACGATGCGACGGCCATCCTTGTCGGACGCCTCCCACAAAACCTTCGCTGGTCCACCGGAACCGGACTGCACGTATGTGCGGGCCGGGGTGGTGGCTACAGAAGACACACCCAGATAGCGGCGGTCCCCATCGAGCTTGGGGAAGGTGGTTTTGTCGTTGCTGCCGCTACCACCGGCCCATCCCGCTGACGCGCTCTGAACCCAGTTGCTTACCGTCACAGAGTTTGAGGCGAACGTGTACGTCGGATTACCGGCACGGCCAGTCAGATTCAACCCGGTGGTGCACGTGACCACAACCTCTTGCGGACCCTGACCCGGCGTGATCGGCAGGTCGTAATACTGCACAGCACCGCGAGTCGCATCAGTGGCGCTGCCGCCGGTAAGGAACTCGTTGCGGTAGGTCATCGTCTTACCGCCGTAGGTGACCTTGATCGTCCACGTTGAGCCGCCAGGCACCACAGACGGGATCGTGTAGGCCAGGAACACGAAGGCGTAATCGTCAAACTCACCAGGGGTGTGCATGTACCGGTTCGTCATCGTGTTCAGCGGCGTGACAACGTACTCACCCTCACCGACAGCGGTGTTGGAGACACGCACCAGCGACGGGTCAGGAACAGCCAGCCCGCCCGCCGCAGCCTCCAGGGCCTTCAGCGCATCGGCAGCGGCAGCCCGAAAATCAAGGCACGCCGGATGGACTGCTGCTGTGGTGACTGCTTCGATCTTCTTGTCAATCATCGTGGCCCCTTTCAGAACACCAAGTACTGGACGCCGTCGTAGCTGGCGGTGTCGAACTTGCCGTTGGGTGCGGCCAGGCCGATAGCCCCAGACGTGTCGATTCGGGTCAGGCCGGTGACGAAGGAAACTCCGGTGTTGACGGCGTGGACAACGATGTTCTGAGCCACCGCAGGGCCGGGGAACCCGGCAGGGATACGCAGCACCGTCGTGTGTGAGCCACCAGCGGTGATGTTGGCCTTCTTATCGCCACGGAACTGCACTACGCCGTTGATGAGCCGTGCCTCGACGTTGCCGCTGCCGCCCACGTTCGTGCAAGCCGTCCACGGGATATTCGGTGGAACCTCAACACCACCGGTCAACACGTTCTTGATTTCAGCGGCAGTAGCCTCAGGAAGAACGGGTGCCGATTTATCGGCTTTCAAAGCCGCAATGTCAGCCTGAACCACACTCATAGGCTCGGCGATAGCCTCAGACACCATCTGCCGCAGCGGCACACCCAAAACCTCAGAAACAAGCTGACGCACAAGGTCTTCGATGCCAGCGTTCAAATCCTTGAACGCCTTAGCCACATCCTCCACCGTGGCATCAGGGCCGGTAATCGCATCCAACAAAGACTGGAACTCAGCCTTCTTCACATAATCCGCGATAACCCACTCAACGATGTCCTCGCTGATCTTCTGCTGCGCCGCAATGTCATCGAAAATCTTCGACAACTGGCCGATAATCGCACTCTCAAGACCCTCAATTGCAGACTTGTCGGCCTTATTCTCACGGAGGTACTGGTACGCAGCTTCAAGGTTGATATCAGCTTCCTCGCGCTGCTGACCCTCCCAAGAAATGGCCGCAGTCAGAGTGGCGGTAGCAGCCTGAACCGCAGCCTCAATAGCCGCCTGGTCAATCCCACCACCGGCAGCATCAAGAGCATCATCGACCGTCAACACCCGCTTGCCATTCACCGACAACGAACCGTCAGGCAACTCCATGTCCAAAGACACAGGCTTATTCGGGCCGGAAATATCCAAACCCTCAATGCTGACCTTGCCGTCATCAGTGTTCAGCCGGATGCTCTTGGGCATCGCCTTGAACTGAGACTGGATCGCCTGCTGGATCATAGGGCCGAACTCAGTGAGTTTTTCTTCCAGCAGTTCCAGCACAGCCGGTTCACCCAAACCGGGAGCAGGTAGATTAGAGACAGCCGCAGCAATCGAAGCCTCAACCTGCTGCAACGTCACACCAGCAGACTGCGGGACACCCGCAATCGCAGTATCAATCAACGTCTGGACCTGGGCCTGGGTCAGACCCCCAGTGACCACCCCGCCGCCTAGTGACCCGCCACCATTCGGCAGGACACCGTAATCATCCTGAAGTGTTTGGTAGATCAGTTTCTTAACACCGATCACCGTGAAAACTGTTGTCATACCTTTTTAAACCTCCGACTCGCCCAACACAGTGATCCCGTTACCCAACAACACCGAAGGCACCAAAGTCGTCAAACGGTTCCGGTAAACACCCAGCATCGCCCACTCATCAGAAGTCAACATCAACTTCCCCGTAGCAAGGTCTTTCGACAACTGGTAGGTGTAATTACCGTCCGTTTCACTGACATAGCCCTCGGGATTGCGGGCGAGCCGCAGCACCGCATCAGCCTCAACCTGAATCAAATCTTCGACATCAATCAAACCGTCAGCGAGACGATCATCAAGATTGGGCACCCTGCGACGAATCAGACGCTCAACGTCCTCCAAGCGAACAGAAACAAGTTCCCGTTCCTCGCAGGACAAGTCGCGTGACCAACGCACCGCAACATCATCAACGGATGCGTAAGCCATGCGTCACTCCTCGTCGCTAACAGGTTCCTCAACAACAGCGGCGGGCTTCCTGGCGGCACGCTTACGCGCCGGCTTAACCGGTTCGGCAGCCTCAGCGGGCTCCCAACTGCCAGTCTTCACAAGTAGTTCGGCCAGCGTGTCGGGAACTTCAGCCTCGACACCGTTGGCTTTGTTTTTGATTTTCATACGTCCCTCTCGCGGAGATGCAGGAGGGGCGGCAAACAA